CGCCTGCCGCGCTTTCGCCAAAGACGGCTCAAGCAAACTCGTGGACGAGGGCCGACTCACCACATGGGCCGACTTGGAATTTAAGGTGCAGGAACTTGGCCTCGATACTCCGCGCAACATCGGCGGCACGATGGCAAAGCTGGTTGTGGTGGACTCAGGTTTCCGCACCGACGAGGTGCTCGATGTCTGCCTCCGCAATCGCTACATCCCGGCCAAAGGTGAAGACCGCGCGGACGGCTACGGCGTAAAATTTGGCAAGACGCTCCGCAAGGCCATCTCGGTGCTCAAGCCGTATCGGCGCGGATATTTCCTCATGCTGTTCTCGTCACCCGCCGCGCAAGACGTTCTCGAATGGCTGCGAGGTGGCAAAGGCCCGGCGTGGACGGTGGCCGCTGATGCCTCCGAGGAATACAAGGCGCACCTTGATTCCCACCGCAAAGTGGTCAAACGCAGCCCGCTGACGGGCCGTGAGAACTACATCTGGAAGCAAGTCGGGCGCCGTCCTGACCATATGCTCGATTGCGAACTGATGATTCTGGCGCTGGCCGAATACGGGAACATCATCAAGCCCCGCCTCGACGACCCGCCCGCCGATTGACACCGCCGCGGGGAAGCATGTCTCCGCGCTCCTTCGTCTTCAGTGTTTGGGTGGCCAACAACAAGGACGCGTTGAAAACCGTTGCCGCCCTCGAGACCATCGCCTCCAACAATTTCGCAATCGCCAAAGAAGGCGGCAAGGTCATCACCTCAGTCTCAATGGGGGGCAAGAGCTACTCTTTCGCGCTCCCGCCCGATCAAACCGCCGGCACCGTCGCCGAGCTCGCCTTCTACGCCTGGAACCAGATCCGCAATCTGTCCAGCGCCGACCTTGAACTCTGGCTGACACGCAAGACCTCCAAGACCGCCATCGCGGCCTTCAACTACCCGCTGCACTAATGAAACTCGCCGACCGCTGGAAACTGGTAACGAAAGCATTCTCGCCCAAGGCGCAGAGCTACGATGCCGCGCGGCCTTCGATTCAGCGTCGATTCCCTTACAACGCCACAGCGACCGACAGTCACATCGACGTATCCGGCGCCGACCGCGAGCGCCTGATGAAACTCTCGCGCTGGGTGTATAACAATATGCCTTTTGTCCGTGGGCTGATTTGCGAAAAGGCGAGATACTCCACAGGCACAGGCATCCGCCCGCAGGCCCGATCTGGCGATGAAGCATGGGACAACGCCGCCGAAACTTTCTTTGAGCAGTGGAGCCGCGTTGCCGACATCCAAGGACGCTACACTTGGCGCGAGATGCAGCGCATTGCCTCGGTCGCTATTGACCGGGACGGCGAAGTTTTCTTTCGCGCCACGGCGCAGGCAACGGGATACCCGGCCCTGCAACTTATCCTTGCCCACCGCATCGGCGATGCTCGCTCCTCGATCTACGAGCCGAGCAACCCAACCGCCCGCGAAGGAGGCCAGAACATTATCGACGGCGTGGTGGTCAATCCGCAGATGCGCCCGATCTTTTACCGCCACTTGGTTGGCGATGGCGTTGACCCCGCGCAGCGTTTTGAAGACATCCCGGCGCAGCAACTTATCCACGTTGGCGAGGCATCACAGGGCGACGAGCTTCGCTACATCACGCCGCTCGCCCCGTCTATCAATCACCTCCGCGATGTGTCAGATGCCATCTCGTTTGAGAAAATGGCGATCAAAATTTCCTCCTATATCGCTCTCGCCATTAAGTCTTCCAACCCGCAAGGCGCGGATTTCTTTGGCGAGGCGACCCACAGCGTCAACAGTCAAGACAACAGCGAAGTCACCGTTGAATCTCTTGGCAACGCGGGCGGCGCAATCCCGCGCCTTGGCATGGGCGAAGACCTCGTGGCATGGAACAGCAACCGCCCGTCACAAAACTTCCGCGAATTTTGCGATCTTCTCCTGCGCGAAGTCTGCCTCAACATCGGTGTCCCTTGGGAATTTGCCGCGCGTCCTGCCGATGCTGGCGGCGCGGCCCTGCGCGCTGTCCTTGTCCGCGCTCAACGCACCTTTGAGCAGCGCCAAGCCCTGCTTATCGACCGACTTTGTTCCCGCGTGTGGGCCCACGTTATCACGCTCGGTATGCAGCGCGGCCTTCTCCCGCAGAACGAAAACTGGTGGCGCGTCGAATGGCAGCGCCCGGCGGCTGCATCTGTGGACTACGGACGCGAGGCGCAAGCCAACCTTAACGATGTCCGCGCGGGACTCCGCACTTACTCGGAAGATTACAGCGAGAGAGGTCTTGAGTGGAAGGATCAGCTTCGTCAGCGCGCCGTCGAGGCGAAGTATTTGGCCGACTTGTCCGCCGAGTTTGGCATCAGCGCCGACAGCATCGCCACGTTCAATCCCAATCCCGCGCCGCCAACTCAAAACACCGGCACCGCATTGACACCGCCGCAAGCGCAATGAAGACCTGGTATGCCTTTTCTCAACGCGCCTCCGACTCCGAAGAAGTTGAACTTACCATTTACGACGAGATCGGTTTTTTTGGCGTCTCCGCCAAAGACTTTGCTGCGGAACTCAAAGAGCACTCAGGCAAACACGTCCACCTCCGAATTAACTCAGTCGGAGGATCGGTCATCGACGGCAACGCAATTTTTAACGCGCTCAAAAGGCACAAAGGCGGCTTAACCGTTCACGTGGACGGACTTGCAGCGAGCATGGCTTCCGTTATTGCCATGGCTGGCGACCGTGTGCTCATGGCTGAAAACGCCATGATGATGATCCACAACCCGTGGACTTTTGCTATGGGCGATGCGGATCAACTTCGCCGCGAAGCCGACACGCTGGACAAGATCAAAAAGAACATGGTGGCCGCGTATCGCAAGCGCACCGGCAAAGACTCCGAAGACATCGTTGCCATCATGGATGACGAGACCTGGCTGACGGCACAAGAGGCTGTCGACGGCAAGTTTGTCGATGAGATCGAAGGCGGCAATGAGGCCGCGGCATCTATTACGCCAGAAATTGCTCGTGCCCGCTTTGACAAGCTGCGCCAAGCAATGAGCCAAAAAAATGCTCCCAGCGAAAAGCCCGCCCAGCCGGCGGTTGACACTTCCTCGGAAGATACAATGAACGCCGAACTTCAAGCGAAGGTTGACGCCCTCCAGGCCGACCTCGCCGCCAAAGTCGAAGCCGACACCGTCCGCGCGCAAGCCGACGAAGTGACGGCCAAGGAACTCGAAACCCTCAAGGCTGAAGTCGAGCGCCTCACTGCCGAGTCGGCCAGCAAGGACGAGGAGATCACCGCGCTGCTCGCGGCCTCCAAAAGTGCTGGTGAGCAGGCTGCGGCAATCGTCGCTTCTGTTGGTCTTGAGCCCGTGGTTGTCGTCTCTGCCGAGCCGGAACTGACGCCCGCCCAAATCTTCAACTCACTTAGCGGCTCTGACGCCGTGGAGTATTTCCGCAAAAACAAACGCGAAATCATCGCGTCCGCTTACTAATTTTATGGCAACCATTGCATCAAACCTGAATGACCGCCTCCTCGCGCAAACCGCGCTGGAAGCTCTGACAGCAGATTTGGAGAGCCTCTCCATTCTGACCACATCGTATTCGGCTGAAGTCGTCCGTCGCGGCGCCTCGGTTGAAGTTCCTCTCGTCGCCAACTTGTCGGCCACGACCTTCGACAATTCCTACGAGTCCCTCGGCGGCACACTCAACAACGTGACCGTCAACGTGGACAAGCACAAGATTGTCACCGTCAGCCTCTCCGACACCGAGTTCAGCAAGTCCTCGGTTGCCGAGATCGCCAAGTTCGCTCGCCAGCAGGGCAAAGCTCTGGCGCAGGCCGTGCTTGAAGACGTTTATAGCGCCTTCGTCACGACCGCTTCCAGCGCCGCGCAGTTTGCCGCGACCCTGACCAACCTTTCGGCCTTCACCATCACCAACGCTCGCTCGCTCCGCAAGGCGCTGTCCGACGCCAAAGTGCCGCAGACCGACCGCAACCTCATCCTCAACACGACGCTCTATGATTCCCTTCTTTCGCAGAGCGGCTTGTTGGATGCCAGCGCCTTTGGTGCTCGTGACACGATTGCCGATGGCCGCGTTCCTCGCATCCTTGGCATGAACGTCTACGAGAGCCTCGTGCTCCCGACCAACAGCATCAGCTTGTCTGGTATCGCCGTTCACCCGAACGCGATGGCTGTGGCGATCCGCGCTTTAGCTCCTCAAGAGCCCAGCGAATACATCGCCGCTGAAACCGTCACTG